TGCACAGCCGAAACGTATTGCTAAAAAGACAGCTACGTCTAGAACAAGAAAAGCCTGACATTTTTATAAAATCGTGCTACAAGGCACTTAATTAACCGAAAAGAGGATAACGTATGACACCTGAACTTGAGAGGTACTTTGATAACTATAATGAGCTTTTTAACCACGATGGTTATAAGCAACTTGTAGAAGAGTTAAGCAACAACGCAAAGCAGTTGGCTGACATTCAAACTGTCAAAGATCAGGAAGAATTATTTTACCGCAAGGGGCAGGTTGCCGCTTTAGCCACAGTAATTAATTTAGAAGCAACAATTACTGCGGCGCGAGACCAAGCCGAAGCGGAGGCTCAAGAAGAGCTAAATGTATAAAATATATGATTTCCGTTGTAAATGCGGTCGTATATTTGAAAGAATGGTACGCAACGGAGTTACAGTCAGTAGGTGCGACTGTGGCTCTGAAGCTACTAAAATGCTGTCAGCGCCTAAGTGCGTACTCGATGGATCAAGTGGAGACTTTCCAGGTCGTCACATGAAATGGGTGCGAGAACATGAAGAGGCTGGCAGGAAACATAAATCTCCAAATGGAGTTTAATTAATGTCTAGAGCAACAATGCTTGACCTTCACCCTGAAGGGGATAATGAAGAAAACATTGAAAACGAAGCAAACGAGACTGAATCGTTAGAGGCAGAGGAATCTGTGATCGAAGCGGTTGAGCAAACTCAAGACGAAGAAGATCAAGACACTGAAGAAGATATTCCAGAGCGTTACCGCGGTAAATCTCTGAAAGAAGTTGTTCAGATGCACCAAGAAGTTGAAAAGGTGATGAGTCGGCACTCCTCTGAAGTCGGTGAGCTTCGCAAGGTAGTGGATGAGTATATCAATACTCAAACGCAATCAGCACCTCAACAGAGCAATGTTGAGCCTGAAAGCGATATTGATTACTTTACCGATCCTCAAGCCGCTGTTAATCGTGCTATTGAGAATCACCCTAAAATCAGAGAGGCAGAGCAGTACACTGCTGATTACAAGAAGCAAGCCGCATTGGCCGCTTTAGGTAATAAGCATCCCGATATGCAACAGATCCTTGGTGATTCTAAGTTTGCAGATTGGATTAAAGCTTCGAAGATTAGGACTCAGTTGTTTGTACAAGCTGACCAAGAGTACAACGCTGATGCGGCTGACGAGCTGTTCTCTCTTTGGAAGGAACGCAAGACAGTTGCACAGCAAACCGCAAATGTTGAAAAGCAGGTGCGGAGAGAGCAACTCAAGAAGGCTAATACAGGCAACACGAGAGGCAGTGGTGAGGGATCGCGCAAGAAAACATATCGCAGGGCCGACATTATTAAACTTATGAAAACGGACCCCGAGCGTTATCAGTCTTTGTCTAATGAAATTTTTCAAGCGTACGCAGAGGGCCGAGTCAAATAATCTAGGAGATTGACATGGCTACTGTAAACTACCCCGGCGCTACCGGTATTACCGGCAAAACCGATGCGGCAACTTTTATTCCAGAAATCTGGAGTGATGAAATTGTTGCGGCTTACCAGAAGAACCTCAAAATGGTTCCTCTTGTAAAGAAACTCGCAATGTCTGGCAAGAAGGGCGACAAGCTTCACGTCCCTAAGCCAACTCGTTCGGATGCAAGTGTAAAAGCTGAAAATGCCTCTGTTAAGATCATTGCAAACACTGAAAGCGAAATCACTGTAGACGTTGATCGTCACTTTGAATACTCACGTCTGATCGAAGACATTGTTGAAGTACAAGCACTTAACAGCCTCCGTCAGTTCTACACTGAAGATGCTGGTTATGCTCTTGCTACTCAGATTGACACTGATCTTCATGCTGTTGCTACTGGCTTCGGTGACGGAACAATGACTCTGTCTCCAACTGCTACTAGCTACCAGAACAGTGCGGCTTTCTTCAACAACAACGGCACTACTACTGCGTTTACTGGACAAGCACTCCCAGCTAACACTGAGTTCAGTGACGGATTCTTTCGTGACATGATCCAGAAGCTTGATGACAACAACGTACCTATGGAAGATCGTGCGCTTGTTATTCCTCCTTCTGCTCGTAACTCAATCATGGGTATCGACCGTTACGTGTCTTCTGACTTCGTATCTGGTCAAGGCGTTCAGTCTGGCCTCATCGGCAACCTGTACGGTGTAGACGTATACGTGTCTAACAACTGTGCAACTATTGCTTCAGGCAAGCGTGCCGCTCTTCTGTTCCACCGCGATGCTGTCGTGATCGCAGAGCAGATGTCTGTACGTTCACAGACTCAGTACAAGCAGGAGTACCTCTCAACTCTGTACACTGCTGACTGCCTCTACGGTGTCCAAGCATACCGTCCAGAAGCTGGTTTCATTCTGGCTGTCCCAGCCTAAGAAACTCTTGGGGGTCTTTATGGCCCCCTTCTTCTTTTTTGATTTAGCTAGGCAAGAGGAAACTTAGCCATGTCCAACTACACAAAGACCACTGACTTTGAAGCAAAGGATTCCTTGCCGTCTGGTGACTCAGGTAAGATCATCCGTGGCTCAGAGTTTGAAACAGAATTTGACAACATCGCAACAGCGATTGCCTCTAAGTCAGACGCAAATAACCCAACATTCACAGGCACCGTTACTATTGACGGGCTTACTGTCAACGGCAATACAGTTCTGGGCAACGCCGCTACAGATACTGTAACCGTTACGGCAGACATTGCTTCTAACCTTCTCCCTTCTGCTGACGACACCTATAACTTAGGTGCATCCGGCGCAGAATGGAATGATCTGCACGTAGACGGTGTTGCTTACATTGACACTATCAACGGCTTTGCCGCTACAGGTGACGTTAACTTTGGTGACAACAATAAAGCAGTCTTCGGCGCTGGCTCTGACCTAGAGATTTACCACTCAAGCAACCAAAGTATTATCAAAGAATCCGGTGCAGGAAGCCTTTTGCTTCAAGGCGATAATATTCGTTTACAAAAGGTAGACGGTACTGAAAACATGATTACTGCCGTTAATGATGCGGAAGTTTCCTTGTTTTATAATGGAGCAGAAAAACTAGCCACAACCCTCACAGGCATCGACGTAACTGGCACAGTGACTACTGATGGTTTGACTGTTGATGGTAGCGTTGCCATAAATTCTTCTGTGCAGTCTGCAAGCACTACTAATCAACTTACACTTCGTGGCGGCACAGGTAATGTTGTCAGTGGCCATGTTGTTGGCGGCATCAACTTTGATAGTTTCGATTTAGGCAATCAAAATACCTCTGCATCCATATCAGCAATAGCCTCCGGAAGCCATGTATCAGGCTCTACATTAAATACAGACCTTAACTTCAAAACAGCCGATGGGTCATCCGCAGTAAGCAGATTAAACATAGCCCACAACGGCGACATTAGCTTCTACGAAGACACTGGCACGACTGCGAAGTTGTTCTGGGATAGTTCTGCGGAGCGGTTGGGTCTGGGTACGACTAGCCCTGATGCTGACTTAGATGTTCGAGGCACTACACTAGCTGACGTACATATCAGAGCAACAAGTGCAAACAGTATAGCTAGAGCTGTGTTTCAAAACGACGCACAATCGTATGCTGTAAGAATTAACGGTGACGACAAGTTTAGAATAAAAGACGAAACAGCCGATGCTGACAGGCTTGTAGTAGATACTAGCGGCAACGTAGGTATCGGTACGGATTCTCCTCAATACCCATTACATACTTATGGCGCTGTTGGTATTTCCGATGATAACGACAGCGCCCGCTATCGCTTTATTGTTGATGACGATGGTACTGATGCACGTTTCCGGATACGCAGAGAAAAAGCAAATGGCGCTTCGTCATCGTCAAATGATTTAACAATTGTAGGCGGCAACGTAGGTATCGGTACTAGCAGTCCAGTATTTTCGGCTGGCTCTGGCCTTCGTATTGAAAGAGATTCAACTGCCACATTGCGCCTCCAAGACACAGGTGCTCACGGCTTTGAGATTAGAGCCTCCGCGTCTGCGGCGGAGTTTGTCACTGCTAACTCAAAACCATTTACGTTTGGTCATCTCAGCTCTGAGCACATGCGTATCGACTCCAGCGGCAACTTGCTGGTTGGTACTACGACAACCAACATAGCTACAGAAGGGACTGTTATTTACGGTGCCGGCAATGAAGGCGTTATGCAACTTTCAAGTACTGCTATGACGGCGCTGTATGTCAATAGAAGCAATGATGGTGAGTTAGTTCAGTTCCGCAAAAACAGCGTCGCGGTCGGTAGTATTGGTAGTACTGGTGGCGATTTAATGGTTGGAACGGGTGACGTAAACATTCGTTTTGATGATGGTGCAGATGCTATTGTCCCTAGAAATAGCAATGGTGGCGGTCGAGATGCCGCTGTAGATATTGGCTTAAGCACAGTTCGCTTCAAAGACCTTTACCTGTCAGGCGGTGCATACCTCGGCGGTACTGCGGCGGCTAACAAGCTGGACGACTATGAAGAAGGGACGTGGACTCCTGTTTACGAGCCAGAAACTGGTTCATTTACTACGATGACTATGGATAACGTCAGTAATACCTATACGAAAATAGGCGATACTGTTATCGCAATGTGCTACGTAAGAACAAGTGACGTAGACGTAACAGGCGCATCAGGCGATCTTCGCCTTGGTGGACTGCCATTTACTATTAGTGGTTATTTTGAAGTATCTATTGGCAATGTGTTTGGCTGGACAGGAGAGCGTCCTGATGGTGGTTATGGATTTACCGGTCAAGATTACATCAAGCTACGTTATCGCTCTTCTGTTACGTCAGACAGCGCTGATTCAAGCGTTACAGACTTAACAACAGGAACAACAGCCAACAGAAACCAAATTATTTTGACCTTCATTTATAAAACAACAGCATAACCCTATAGCCTCAGTGGACTCTGAGGCCAGACTAACAGGAGACAACAATGTCACTAACTAAAGAAGTAACAGCAGACAAAATCGAAGTAGTAGCTACAGAAGACGGCTCTGTCGTTCAAGTACGCACTGCTACTCGTATCGTTGAGGATGGCGCTGTCATTTCTCAGTCTTATCACCGTCACGTTATCAACTCTGGAGACGATTGGTCATCAGAGCCTTCTAACGTACAAGCTATCTGCAACGCAGTATTTGGAGCATAACAATGGCTACATGGACAATCGCAACACTAGAGCGGGAGCTATCGGACGGTGGTGTAGTAGTAGCACACTGGCGTGTATCTGAGGTGGACGGAGACTACTCTGCTTCTGCCTATGGCACCTGTGGCTTTAGCTATGACCCTACAGACCCCTCATTTGTCCCCTACGACAGTTTAACTGAAGAGGTAGTCTTGGGCTGGGTCTGGGGCGAAGTCGATCAGGCGGCAACTGAGGCGGCTCTAGCGGCTAAGATTGAAGCAGAGAAGAACCCTGTTACTGCTGACGGCGTGCCTTGGTAGTGCCTGAAATTGATGACAACACCAGAGTAGCTATACCGCTAAGGAATTTAGTTGCTCTTGGTGCTGGCATCGTTATGGCTACTACTGCTTACGTAACTCTTGACACTCGTATCATTTCGATTGAACACGGTCAGGAAATACAAAACATGAACATACTGGAAAACTCTGCGTTTGTTCGTGAGTGGCCTTTAGGTCTACGTGGTGCGTTACCAGACGATCTTATACAGAACGCTAAGATTATGGCTCTGGAAGAACGCAACGTAGAGATACACGAGTTACGTAGGCAATTAAACAAGATAGAAGTAGAGATAGGTAAATTAAATGCGCAGGTGACTGTGGATCATCAAAGCGGTAAGGAATAGTCATGTCAGATCTAGAGCAAGCATTAAGTCGGTTAGAAGCTCATGAGCGTGAGTGTAGCATTCGTTATGAAATGATTCAGATGCAACTGGATGCACACAATCAACGCTTTGACAAACTAGAGAAGATGATGACAGGTGGCTTTGCTTCTATTGCTCTTATCGTGACTATGGCTATTGCTATCTTGGAGTTTGCTAGATGATACAAGCTTTGATCGGCCCTATTGTTAACCTTGTTGGTGGACACCTTCAGCGCAAAGCAGAAGAGAAGAAGGCTGTACATGAGCGTAAGCTAGAAGTAATTAAGCAAGACAGTAACTGGGAAAACATCCATGCCAATAACGCAAACAATTCATGGAAAGACGAGTGGTTTACTATCTTGTTCTCAGTCCCATGTATTCTTGCGTTCTTTCCGTCTATGGTTCCTGTAGTGATGTCTGGGTTTTCTGCTCTTGATAGTATGCCTGAGTGGTACAAAGGTTTTCTAGGCGCCGCCGTTGCGGCATCGTTTGGCCTGCGTGGTCTGGCTAACTGGAAGAAATAATCATGGCTACAAATGAAGCTTTAATTCAGTTTTTACAGTCTTTAAATGCTGAAGCTGAAAGAATAATTACAGCTATAACCACCGGGACTTTGAGTGAAGAAGATTTTTCTGTTGATATCAATGGAAATCCAATTGATAGAGATAGCCCGCTTACTCAGATATATCAAACAATTATTGGTAGAGCTAATGAAGTCCCTCCAGAAATTGCAAATGACACATCAAAACTTGAAGCTGAACTAAGAAGAATTTTTCTTGCAGAGCTTGGCAGGATCAACCAAGAGATTGACGATGCTGGTGGTTTTGATCAATGGCAAAGCCAACAAGAAGAAGTTGATGAGCAAAGTGCTATTCAGCGAGTTCTAGATGAAGCTAGAGAAGCTGGAGAAGAAATAACCGAAGAAGAAGCTGAAACCTTTAGAGACATCTTTAAAACAATAAAAGGTGCTGTTACTGGGGCAATCCCAACTAACATGAAAGATCTTGAGGATCTTCTTAATAGTATTCTTAGGGGTACTGCTGGCATATCTAAAGAATGCGAATCTTGGACTGGAAGCGTTGATCCTGACGGGCCGGGAGGGAATGAGCCTTATGCTGGCTGGAAAGACTGCGTAAACATTGGCGCTATTTTTTCCATACCTGGCTTAGATATTCCAATGCCTCCTGGCATTGTTGATATTACTTGGAAAGACCTTGAGGATGCAGTTAGAGAAGCCGGGCAGGACATCAAAGATGTTATTTCAGATCCGGGCGGCTGGTTAGAAGATGCGGCAGAAAAAGCAAAAGAAAAAGTTAGAAAAGTTTTAACTAAAATTACAGGCGGCATAAGTGATAAAGATCTTGAAGATATTATCAGGGATGCTGTTGGTGGAAGTATTGGCGTATGGATCGGCGGATACATACAAAGCAGTATTGAAGAAGAAATTGAAGAAGCGTTTCCAAACCTCTTTATTACAGATCCTAACGAGACAGAAGAATGTGTTAACGGGGCAGTTAACTATCCTGAGTGTAACGAGTGTCCTAAAGGATTTTTCTTTTCAGAAAAAACACAGCAGTGCGAGCCAACCAAACAAGCACCTATAGGACCTACAGAAGAGGAATGTGCTGAGCAAAATAGAGCACACATACCGGCAGGAAAGGGTGGGACAGATCGTTGTGGTGGGTGTCTATCTGGATACGAAGCCAATGAAAGTGGTGATTGCGTTGCAACGCTAGATCCATGTACAGGCAAGCAAATTCGCAATGAAACAACTGGCAAGTGCGAAGATCCGCCGCTAGATTTTAATGAAGGCGGGCCTTGTAAAGATGATCTTGGCGTAGATGGCACTTATGATGAAAACGGTAACTGCATTGCAGATCCTGAGCCAGAACCAGAACCCGAGCCAGAGCCGGAGCCGGAGCCGGAGCCGCAACCAGAACCAGAACCACAGCCAGACTTTGGTTTGTGTGAGGATGGAGTAACGCCTAAGCAAGACGAGCAGGGCAGTAATTGTTCTACAGTTGTTATAGACGATAGTTTTGGTATGTGTCCTGATGGAGTCACACCAAAAGCTGACAAACAAGGAACTAACTGCACTACTGTAGTTT